GCGGGTCGAATTTGATTCGCTACCTTTATATTTTAAAACAAAACTTGAGGAAAATGGAAAACGAAGCACAATCAACACAGCCCGAAAAAAAACAGCCAAAAAAATCGCCCGTTAACCCGGCAAACTACGCAAAATATACTGACTTAAAATTCCTGCAACTTTCAGGCGCAAAGCTTAAGGACGAAGTGATAAACGAACTTAAGGAACTGGAAAAAGAAATAAAAGGATGCTCTGGCCGCATAGCAAAAAGGACTGTAAGGGCTGCAATAAAAAATGAGCAAGCTTTAATGGTAGAAGGCCTTCCAGTTACGGAAGCAATCGAAGCGCTGGTAAAAAGCACTGAATCAGAAAAATATTATTTCGTTTAAGAAATGGCAAATAACGGCTCAACTTTAGAACAAAATAACGGCGGCTTTAAAGTTGCCGTTAACTCTATTCAGCGCACTTTGAATGTTGAGCGGTTATATGTTAATATCGCTTACCCTGCTGATCGCATTATTCCTTATGATAGAGATAACCTTTACCCTAACAAAGTAAAATCTATTGCCGCGCGTTCAGGAACTACTTCAAGCGCAATTGGTACGCTTTCGGCTTTCATATCTGGCGAGGGTTTCGCTGGTATGGACACGAAAGTAAACCGCGAAGGGCAAACGCTTTGGGATATACTTCGCTTTGTATCGGATTCAAAAGCAATGTTTAAAGGTTATGCGCTGCATTTTAACTATAATTTACTCGGTCAAATAATCGAAATAAACCCTATTAACTTTGAATTTGTACGCTGGTCAAAGAACCTTAACACATTCATCGTTAATCCGGATTGGCATAGGAGAAACAGGCGTAAAGAGGAGGTTGAATATAACCCATTTAACCCATCGAACGTAATAAACGAAATTAACGATTGTCCCGGTAGCATTGCTGATTATAAAGGTCAGCTATATTATTGGATTCCTAATATTTCGGATTGGTACACTACTTGCAACTGGGATGCTGTTCTGGACGATGCACAGTTCGAAGCGGAGGCTAAACTTTATTCACTATCAAGCATCCAAAACGACTACTCACTTGCTGGAATAGTAAGCTATCCTAAAAATATTACCGATGCCGGGGAAATTTCAGAGCTAAAGGCAGAATTAAAGGATGATTCTGGTTCTGGAAATGCTGGAGGGATTCGGGTGATTGGTGCTATGCCATCTGAAAACTTAGCTGGATGGAAATGGTTCACACCTATAAGCCGCAATAACATAGATGGCCTGCACACGAATCAAATCGAACGTGCTAAGTTTAATATTTATGCAGCTTTCAGGCAACCTCCAATTTTAAACGGGGTAGCAACGGGTGGCATGTTCAATCAAGAATCATTTGCCGATGCCTTCAACTATTATAATTCACAAACGGAAACGGAACGCAAAGAAGTTGAAAAGCAACTAACTAAAATTTTAGGATTTTCCGCTTTTCCGGTTAAGGAGGTTAATATCGTTCCAAAGAAATTTAGCGCAAAAAAAGAGCAACTAACAACGCTTGAAATACAGCAGAAATCCATCGACACGAGAGAAACCGCACAAGCAAATTTACGCGGAACTGTTGGTGGTGTTGAGGGGATTCTTGGAATACAAACAGGAGTGTCAACTGGCACTACCACAAGAGAAAGCGCAATTGCTATATTAATCGAGATATATGGATTTAGCGAAGATGTTGCAATTAAGATAGTCGGATCACCAGTACCCACTCAAACACCCGCTCAAAATGGCTGAAACTACACTCATAACAATTACCGATGTTCAGGTTTATAGGCAGGTAGACGCCAAGTTCTCCGTGCCAAGGTTCAACTCCATGTTGACGGACGTACAAAGAAACAATTTAAGGGGGCTTTTAGGTGATGCCCTTTATTATGCTTTTATGGCTGATCAAAGAACGGTAGGGGCTTACGCTGAACTTTTAAACGGCAAAACCTACTTAAGCAACGGAAACACGATACAATACTACGGACTAAAACCGCTTTTAGCTTATTGGTGGCTGGCAATTGCAGCCCGTGAAAGCGAATTGTTTTTATCTAATATCGGGGCGGTGCAATTCGTGAACAACCCACAGCAGAATTTTGAAACAGCAAAAGAAAAGGAACGGATCGCAACGGGCTACATGGAAACAGCGCAAGGGTATGCAAATGACACTATAAAATTTTTGAATGCCAACGCTTCGGATTATCCACTTTGGCAAGCTGGGAGTGAAACAAATAAGGTCAATTTCATAACTTTTAGGGCATGAACCTTGACTATCACTTTATAGAGAAAAAACTTATCCCGGCTTTACAGGGCAATATTTCACCCGATGAGAAAAACGTGATAATCGAACAATTAAAACATTTTGTTAAAGAATCAAAAAACAAAATACAATTTAAACACTCCAGCCTTATACCCCGCTTAACCTTTAATTATAGAAAAAATGAGGACATTAACGCTATTGCTAACAATTATCTTAGTAGGCTTAACGGCTAATTGTCAACAACATTCATGGGGAATAAAGCAACAAAGTTATGATAGCGTTGTTTTTCTGTTAAATAACTCAAGGTTTGATATTGACTATTATTATATTAAGAGTGCAAAAACAAAATACAAATTTGATAGCCTGCAAATTAAAACGGATATCGACAATATATTCTACCAAACAAGGATTAAGCAGTTAGAAGACTCTTTAAAAAATGGATACTATACATTTAATCCGGATACAATTAGCCTGCAAATCGATACACTTTATTTAAAAATAACAGATAAAAACTTTAAATTTAGCATAGATAAAAAAGGCGAATATGCAAAAATATCTATGTATGATAAATTAAGCCATAGAATTTACCTAACAAAGCTTGAAAACGATTTAGATTTATGGGTGCAGGATTCTTTATTTACCCGCCAAAGTGAGCATTTAGACTTAAGATAAATCCACAAAATTACTAACTATTATGAAAAAGAAAACTACAAACCAAAAACCTATCGTTAAATCTGATGACGATGCACCACGACCTAAACCGCCAAAAAAATGAAAAATAAACTAGCTTTTATAGTTTTAAATTTAGCTGCAATCTTGCTAATCACAGGTTATGTAGGTGGTTTTATTATTACAGATAGCCAGTTTTTCGATTATTACTATGCAATTGCTACGAGTGCCGGCATTGCTCTATTACTCTTATATATTTTCATTGTTACCGGTAACTGGGGAGTTATACCGGTCGCATCATTATTTGTAGTATTGAGCTTTTTATTTTTTCTCGATAGCACGGTCTTTGACTATTTTATTAAAACAAAGGGTGCAAGTATAATAATCGCTTTAACTTCTATTTTATGCTATTTATTAATTTTATTCAATTTCAAACAATGCAAGTAGACATGTTGGGATTCTTTGCTATTATCTTGTCTGTTGTAGGTACTATAATTAATTTTAACGCATTGAAGCAGTCAAAGTCAAAGATACAGGAAGAGCATGAAGCTAACTTTGCAAGAAAAGAATATGTAAATGAAAAACTAAATGTGATTGACACAAGGATTTTAGGAATAGATAAAGAGATTTGTGCAGATAAAGCACAGAATCAACGTGACCACGATGCTATAAAGACCGATTTTTTAAGGCAAATCGATGACGTTAAAACAATGTCAAAGCAAATACTCGACATTTTAATAAACAAAAAGCAATGAATAAATTTAGCGAAAGCAGCCTAAAAAAACTTGGAACCTGTGATGAAAGGTTACAGCAAGTAATGAATGCCGCAATAATTGATAGCCCGATAGATTTTGGTATTATCTACGGCATTAGGACACCTGAAGAACAATACGAGCTATATAAGCAAGGCCGGACGAAACAGGGCAACATTGTAACCTATAAAGATGGATATAGGGAGTTAAGCACACATAACTACAGCCCTTCAAAAGCTTGTGATATAGCTTGTTTTGTAGATGGTAAATTGACGTGGGACACGAAAAAATACATTGAGGTTGCAGCCCACATTAAAGAAAAGGCCAACGAACTTGGTATTAAAATATTTTGGGGCGGTGACTTCAAAACATTCAAGGATTATCCACATTATCAAATCGACTGATTATGAAAAAAGTTTGGGATTTTTTTAACGGAAACAAAACTATTATTTGTTTAGGAACCGCTTCAATTTTGCAGGAAGCGATAAAATATAATGTAATTCAAAGCTCTAACGGGCTGCAATTTACTATCAACATCGCCCTAATCCTTGGAGGTGGGGCATTGGGCCACCATATTCAAAAAGGCTATTTTACAAGCAAAAAGGGCGAATAAAAATATATTTGCAAACAGGGGTGAAATATTGTATATTTGGGTTTGATAGAATATTCATTAATACTTAAAATTATGGAAGATACACGTAAAGGGTTTTTAACCCCCGAACAAGAAAAACAGGTTGACGATTTAATACAAGAAACCGGCATTATTGAAGCGCTAGATGGCCCCGCTATTTCGTTAATCGATAACCAGGGACTTGAAAGGTTAAAGGGTGCAATCGTTGAAAAATATCCAGATGCTTTGTCCCTCGTTTATGAGGTTGTAGATGCAATTTTGGATTGCTTGCCTAAAAATAAATAGTTTCTTCATAAGTTTTAAGGGTTGCCCTCCTAGGTTTGTCATGTTTCCTAGGAGGGTTTTTTGTTTCCGTTCGTCACTAAAAAACTATCGTTAGTCACAATTTTAAAAAATAAGTCTGAAAAAGTTTGCAAAAACTTTGTAGATTGAAAAACTTTTCATATATTTGATGACAATTAAAACCTAAACAAATGGAAATGCAAGAACGGATAAATATGTTTTACTTCGCAACAGAAGGAAAAAAAAGGCAGAAAAATTATATCGCCATGCAAATTTATAGTGATGAGTGCTTAATAAACAGGGTAAGGCCATATAGGGAAGCCTTAACATTAAAAGAAATTTGGGCAGAAGTAAACCTTTACTTTTTCACCCGCCAAAATCCTAAACATAAATGTGCGTTACCCGGTGGAAAAATAATGAAAAGAGACGGAACCCCGGATATTTTCGGAACTGTGGCAAATTGTTTAAATCCAACTTTAACTAATCGTATACTGACATGGTAGCGCAAGAACTAAGAGAGCAGAAAATAAAACAACTGCTCTTTGAAATTGAAAAAGAACGTGCTAAACTAACATACAATCTTTATAACTTCTGCATAAAACAAAAAACGAAATGAAACCACTAACCATAATCCTACTTTTTATTTGTTCGCTTGCTTATTCGCAAAAAGAAACTTCATATACTGTTAGCATCGATTCATATGAGCAAAGCAACCCGCTTTTAGATTCGTTGCTCAAAACATACACAGAATGCGAAATTTTTGTGATAACCAAAGTAGAAGAAAAAAAAGTCTATATAAAAAGGCTTTGCGATAAAAGAGGGAAAAGCACACCAATAAAAAAAACCGAAAATGAAGTATTTGAGGTGGGCAATTATTTTACTTTATTAAATGAATTTAATTCTTTAATTCTTTAAAGCTATGGATACGAAGCAACAAAACAACCGCATGATTGCTATACTTACGCTTATTGACGTGTATACTTTCAGTAAAAAAAACCTACAAAAAAGGTTGCATTTAGCAGCTTATCGTTCATTCGGAAACCAACCTTTAGAGGCTGATCCATCATGGTATATTTCAGAAATTAAGAAATGCAATGAAAAAATAAACTGGTTAAGGGAACGATTTAAAAAAATGCTATGAAAAAAATATACATAAGCGGACAAATTACAGGCCTTCCAATTGAGGAAGCCAAAAAAAACTTTATGACAGCAGAAAAAGAGATAATGGAAAATGGTCACAAACCGATAAACCCATTTAGGGTTTCACCATTTGCAACACACAAGAACTGGAAAGACTACATGAAGGACGACATAGAAGCGCTAATAAATTGTGATGGCATTTATTTAATAAAAGGTTGGAGCAATTCAAAAGGGGCACGTTTGGAGAATGTTATAGCCGAAAGTTTAGGGATTGACGTATATTTTAACGGGGGCATGCTATGAAAACAATCCTAACTTTAATTTTATGCTTTGCCTTCTTAACAATTAAGAGCGTAGAAGTAAACGAACGTAACAACTTGCTTAATGATGAACAAATGCAGTTTAACAGGTTTGTTTATGCCTTGGCGCTTGTTGAGTCTAGAAACAACAGCGAAGCTATAAACGCTAAAGAGAACGCAAGGGGCAAATTTCAGATTAGGCCGATAAGGCTGAAAGACTATAATAACCGGACTGGTAGCAATTATAGCATTGAGCAAATGCACAACGATTCAATAGCTATAAAGGTGTTCAACTATTACGCTAAAGGCAGCTATGAACAAATCGCTCGTAACTGGAACGGAGGGCCACGAGGTATGAATAAAAAAAGTACGGTTAAATATTGGTATAAAGTAAATAAACTATTAACCCATCCGCTGTTTTAGCATGAACGTTTCGTATATGAAAAGTATCGGAGCAAGTAACTTGAAATGTGCAGTTCTTTTAAATGAAATATAACGGTCGGCCATATGCTACGTTGGCGATTAAAACGAACGAATTTATCAATTTACTAAACACTTTAAAAAATGAAACGAACAGATCACAAAACACTCAAACCAAACCTTAAAGAAGGCGCTGAAATAATAATCGTAGCTGCCTTTCTTTTCTTCATAGTGCTAATATTAATTAAAGTTTTTACGATATGACTTTATCCGGTATATAATTCCAGCACAAATGAAGAAATAAAACTTTGGATAGAAGAAAAACAAAAACAAATTGACTTAATCGAAAAATAAAATGACAGCACTCGAAGAACGTGAATCAATAATCCTTGAAACAATTGAAAACCATTCTCACGAACTTGCAGAAAAAGAGTATTTGGATTTAAGAAAAGAACTGAAAAACATTGCACAATTGAAAGCTTTTTCATAACTTTGAGAAACTTAATTTAAAAACATGACACAAGAAATTGACATTAAAACCGTCAAATGGAATGATTTGACAGATTTGAAGCTTTCCGAAAAAGGTAAGGCGGCTTTACGGAACTACCTTTTAAACCAGCCGCCACATAAAGGCTGGATTAAAAAACATCCTCTTTATTCTAACGATTACCTTCCTATCGATAAAGTTGAATTTCTGCTAACATGCTTTTTTCAAACTTGGCGGGTTAAGATAAAGCAAGTTTTTCAAATTTCTAATAGTGTTTGCGTAACCGTTCGCCTTTACTTTAAGAACCCGGACACGGGAGAAATGGAATGGCAAGACGGTGGCGGAGCGGCTCCGATGCAGGTTAATTCTAAGAGCAACCCGATGGACAGCAACGAGATTAAAAGCAATGCCGTTATGCTTGCCCTTCCGATTGCAGAAACTAACGCTGTAAAGGATGCAGCGGATAAGATTGGAAAAATATTCGGGCGTGACTTAAATCGAAAAGATACGCTTGGATATGAAGTTTTGGTAAAAGATTTTACAAACGCTAAAATAATTGAGAAATAATCATGACAGACGAACAAAAAACAATCCGCTTAGGCAGGATTACAGGATCAGAGATTTATAAGCTCATGGGAGCTAAAGGACTGGGGAAAACAGGCCAAACATACATCTTCGAAAAAGCCTCTGAATCTCTTACAGGGCAACCAACAAGGCAAGAATTTACAGCCGCTTCGACAAGTTGGGGAAATGATCACGAACAAGAAGCTAAGGACTACTTTAAGGCAGCCACGGGCGTGGAAATACAGGAAGCGACAACAATCGATAACGGCCTAATCTGTGGCACTCCGGACGGGATTACGCATGATTTTGGTTTTGAGATTAAATGCCCTTTCAACTCCGGAAACCACTTAAAGAACCTTTCAATGTTGGATGCCAATTCGCTGCTGGAGCTAAGTCCAGAATATTACTGGCAATGTGTTGCTTATATGTGGTTGACTGGCTTAAACCGTTGGAAGTTTTGCAGCTACGATCCCCGCTTTCCGGAAGGTAAGAAAATGCTTATCCTAAATTTGGAGCTTAACCCGGCTCACTTGGAATTGCTAAAAAATAGGGTAAACGAAGCGCAATTACTATTTAATAACATTATTTCTAAAATTTAAAAATATGGGCTTAGACACAACACACGGGGCATGGAATGGATCGTATACATCTTTTAATAAATGGCGATCTGAAATTGCAAAAACTGTAGGCATTAATCTTTATGAAATGGAAGGATTTATAGGCAATAAAAGTTGGGATAATTTTAAAGAAAATGACTTATATCCTCTATTAAATCATTCAGATTCAGATGGAGAATTAACAACTGATGAATGCAAAAAAATATATAAGGGGTTAAATCAGGCATTAAAAAAAATAACTGATCCTGATATTATCTACAATACACAACTTTTTATCCATGCTTGCAAAAAAGCAATTAAAAAAAACGAACCCATTATATTTGGATAAACTCAAAAACTTATGACAACAGCAGAAAAAACACTACGGGATCGAATGATCGCCCTGAATTTAGTATTGAACTTGAAAAGATAAGGAGGGAAGAAAATGAACAGTTATAACTTATTTCTGATCCTAACAGTAGCCACGATAATAAGCCAGCTTGTGCATACGTGGTTTGTTTTTCACTCCTTTAGCCGCTTGACGGGGTGGCTTAAAACCTTTCAATCCATCATGTTTTGCGGTATCTTGTCGGTGGCAATCTTCGCTTTCGTAATTGTAGGAAAGCCCGGCCTTGCTTTGCTGGGTGCTTTAATAGAGGTAATTATTAATATCTACTATTATGCCATGGACTTTTTCG